TTCTAAATAATGAATGACCACATCTACATTTATTGGGATGACGTACCTTTGGCTAATGACACCAAAGTACTACATCGGCAAGACGTTGAAGATAGAGGCGAAGGATGTGGTGATGGACTTCCAACCAGATAATTACAATCTTGGAACTGCCCTTACCTACTTGATGAGAGCAGGCAAGAAACCTCACAACCCTATCTGCGATGACATCCGCAAGGCTATCGCTCACCTACAATTTGAACTTGAACGCCAAGATGAGCAGCAAACCATTAGCGCAACAAGCGAAGGAAGCCAAACAACAACAGGAAAATATGCAGTACTATACTAACCCTGCCAAACGCAGGAAGATAGACTTTATCCTTGAGGAGTGCGCTACGCTGATGTCAAACTGCGAAGCCTCATACAACGCTCGCCAACAGGCGAAGTACAAAGAACAAGAGCTACTCGGTGAGATTGCCAAGATAGACCTGCACTTCGCCATCCAATGCGGATATCTGATACCCGACAACTGACCTACAAGATTGTCGTTGGCAAGGTTCCAAGCCTTAACGCCTTCTATGCATCAAAGCATTGGACTGCCCGTGTAAAGGCAAAGGAGTTGGTATCTAAAGAGGTGATGTCGCAGCTTGAGAAGTATGACCTGCAAGAGATAAAAGACGTACACATCCATTGCAAGGTCAACTACCGATACGATATTGACAATGCGATAATGGCGGTGAAGTTTGCCCTTGACACATTTAAGACTTGGGGTGGCGTAAAGGATGACTCACGCAAGTATGTGCATTCCTTAAAGTTGGTACACGATACATCAATTCCCAAAGACACGGCAGAAATTATTTTTAGTGGCGTGTTGGTCAATTCATAATTAGTTGTATATTTGGGTATAATTAAAAACCAATCATTATGCAACATTTATCTACTGAACGCCTACTTGAGTTTTACAACACATGGTCTGCTAAACTTGAAACTGCTACTACCCGAACAGACAAGAAGAACGCTCTTGGTATGAAAGAAATGTTTAGGCAAACTCTTTCTAATCGTAACATCAATATGTAAAACCAATCAACATATGACTTTATCATTCTCATCAGACGTATACACCGAAATGGTGCAAGTGCAACAAGCACAAATCCAAGCACTTCAAAACAAGGTACAAGAGCTTGAAGCTCGTATTGAGGTTTTGCAGCAGCAATCAATTCTATTTATCTAAAACCAATCTATTATGTCAAAAATTATTTCAATCACCCCCACAGGCCAATGGCAAGATTTATTCAAGCTTGAGGTTCGCTTTGACAATGGAGACTTCGGTACTGCCTTTGCCAAGTCACAAACCCCACCCTATGCCGTAGGCGAAGACGTGGAGTACACCAAGAATGAAAAGGGTACTGTTAAAATCCAACGAGCCAATGCTTTTGGTGGTGGTGGCTACACTCAGTCTGCACCATCCTCTCCTTCATTCGCTGCTAAGACAGATGACCGTTCCGCTTCTATCATCCGACAGGTTGCTCTAAAGTCTGCGGTTGAGTACGCTTGTGCTGCGCAACACGATGTCAACACCATCCTTGCCAACGCAGAGACCTTTAACGCTTGGATGACAGGCGCAAGTTCAGCTCCTGCATCACACACCGAGCATTTCGCAAATCGCAACGACCCTTTCTGATTGGTTTTATATTAGGTCGTTGTGTGAAGCCCCTCTACGGAGGGGTTTTTTTATGTCAATTATTTTGTTATATTTGCTCACCAATCAGAATCAATGATACATCCCGACTTACTATCTAACGAATCTTCGTTACCATATCTTCAACGCGCCCTCAAGGGCAAGTACTACGACACGGGCAAGCTCGGTGTTTATGAGGTAGACCAATACCTACGCTTGAAAGACGGTGAGTTTTGCGTAGTCGTAGGCCATGCCAACGTGGGAAAGACCCATACCCTGCTTTATCTGATGCTGCTTCAGTCCTACAACTTCGGCAAGAAGTGGCTGATATACTCCGCAGAGAACGAAGTCCCAAGCCTCAAGCGCAAGCTAATAGAGTTCCTCGTGTGCAAACCGATTCAAGGAATTGATGAGGGTATGATGTACCGCAAGCTTGACTTCATTAACGAGTACTTCCAATTCATAGACAGCAACAGGCTATTCACCGCATTTGAACTTCTTGAGGTAATGAACTCTATCAAGAACGAATGGAACTACACAGGTGCTTTGATAGACCCCTACAACTCCCTATCAACAGACCAAAAAAAATTAGGCAAGACAGGGATGCACGAATACCATTATGAGGTAGCCTCTGCGCTTCGCGTGTTTGCCCATCAGAACAACGTCACTACAATCGTAAACGCTCACCCCGTTACCGAAGCAATGCGTAAGACATTTGCCAAAGGTCATCAGTACGAAGGGATGTCAATGCCACCAAATACGGCAGACATTGAAGGAGGGGGCAAGTGGGGAAACCGTGCAGACTTGATAGTTTGCATACATCGTTTTAGCTCTCACCCTCAAGATTGGATATACACGCACATCCATGTTCGTAAGGTCAAGGAGATGGAATCGGGAGGGCGCATCACGCCCCTTGAAACTCCGCTTGTTTTGCAGAGCGTTTTAGGTAATGTTGGCTTTGTGATAAACGGGCGTAACTTGCTGCCAATTAAAATGGATGAAACGCCTGCGACTGATGTACCCTTCTGACGATAGCCACGACCTTTACATAAGGGAGAAGCAGTTGATGCTTGCAGGTACTGCGATGTGGTTGGCAAAGCAAGCAGCAGACAAGGCAAAAGGCAGAGAGGTACAAGATGACATCCTGCACCACGTTATGTCCTGCCATTACGCAGACCTACTCTTGCAGCAGTTCATTGACTACCGCCAATTCACAGAGGGCAAGATGAACGAGATGTACCTTGCCAACGCCAAGCTGCGAGTTGATAGCGAGCAGATGCACTACGAGATACAAAGACTGCAAGGGATAATAGAAGACAATCTATGAGGCAGATTCTATCCCCCTTTCAGAAGTACGAATGCTTTGCAGTAGATGGAGTGGACTACCTCGTGGTGGACTACACCATTATCCAAGACAAAGATGACAATTTAGTGGAGTGGGCGAGTGAGATGAAGTTCAAAAGACTGAAAGACCACAAGCACTTCACTATGCCAATTACCAAAATAATAACCAATTACAACGAGGGCAGGGCTAAACACTGCAAATGCAAATGAGACCATTTGAACTACGCCAACTAAAAGTAAGCAAGGAGCAATACTTCGCCCGTCTTGGGTTTCAAGACAATGGAAGCCGTGCGCATAAAGAATCTACTGCAAGAGCAGCATTCGTATCAGCATTCCGTAACCACGCCACGCTCCACGAACTCGGTGAGGCCATAGACAAAGACCATAGCTCGGTGGCGTATGCCGTAAGGATGCACAAAGACCGCCTTATCTACGGGGACTATCAGCACTACTACAAGGTCGCTTGCTGCGTTCTTGAGGAGAACCCGATGGCCTGTATTGACAAGCCCGACTTTCAATCTTTGGAATTGGAACTAAATAAACTCAATGAGGTGGTAGCGGAGTTATCTAAATACAAGGAATTGTATCTAACTCTTAAACGCACCTTTGATGAATTTTAACGTAGGACTTTACCCCATCTATGGGCTTGTAGTTGGGGCTAATTGGTCAAAGACCGATTACCTTGAAGAAGATATTGTGATGCACACAGTTCAGTTTGCATTGTTTGTGATAATCGTAGAAATCACTTGGGACTCCTCGCAGTATTAGCAAAGCGGCAGACCGATTGGATTCGGATGTGCAAGAGCTTTGGCGCGAGTGATGACCTTGCCCAAGAACTTGTGCAGGAGATGTACGTTAGGTTGTACAAATATGTTGATGACGCAGAGAAGATAATGTACAATGAAACGGAGGTGAACACCTTCTTCGTTTACGTTACTCTGCGCAACATGTACGCCACGTTGATGCGCCAAAGAGCAAGATTTGAATTCGTAGATGTGGACATCCTTGAGGAGTTTATCTACGAGGAGGCCAACGAAGATGCAGAGGTGCAACTCATCCAACTCTACGACAGGGTTTGGTCAACACAAACCGATTGGCATTGGTATGACAAAAAGATATTTG